ATCATCCCTCATCCGTGTAGTCTGTCGACATTCCGCAGACCACTCACACTTCGTGATATTCTTAGCTGGGCGCCATGCCCTTATGCTTTCAATTTTCACGGGTGAGTGCATCCACTTAGTACGGAAGTATTAAGCTTGAAGCACCGTTTTGGACGATTAGGATAGAAACCCCATCAGGGAATATTTAGAGACCCCCCCACTGGGTCTATAAGAAACAATCAGGAACATCTGACTACCCGGTAGGGCTCGGCAAGGTTTTTATCACTCATCTGAGGGATACACTTGCTTCGAAGCTCTCCGAGGTTCCGAACAGGACGGAACTTCAAGTCAGACTCCACAACAGGGAGACATAAGGGGGGGAGTGAAACGAGTTTTTCGACATACTCCTCTTCCCCTTCGCCAAGTGGTCCTATGGCACAGGCTCTTTTGAGCGGACGCCCATCGTAGAACACGGGTGCTCCTTCTTGCCGAGACTCCCTAACTAGCCCTAAAGCTAGACTTGGGAATTTCCCTTCCTCAAGTGAAGCGTCAACTCTTTGATCTATAAGAGTCGCTAATCTTCGTTGGAAGGTGGTAATTTTATAATCTTTACCGCAAGGAATGAACCCTAGACCCCCTTTTTGAGGATGGATGTAACAATTGTAGTTACCTCTCTGGGTCTGTTGTACGATGCTCTGTCTGTTATAATGAAAGAATCTCCTTGTGGCCCTCTCAGGGTCACATGCATCTGGAACACAATAATTGTGTATGTCCCAAATGGGTAAGCACTTAACGGCATCTCGTCCTGTTACCTTACTCTGACCTGTTAAAAGGCCAGTGTTCAAGTAAGGTACGGCTCGAAAGCCATTTCCTTTTTGTTTGAAAAGGAGTGAGTTTATCGTTAAGTACTCCGGATGAATATAATTCTTTCCAAGAGACAAAGTGAATCCTGCACTTTTCACGAACTGCTGCCAAACAGCGTAAAATTCTTCGTTCGTCTTGAACAATATGTCATCTCCATTGACGAGAAGGGGTAAACCCTTCAAGTTGACGGCCGTTCCTAGATATTCTTCTAGGGCCATCCAATAGGTGATCATATTAACTAGACATAAGACTGGAAAGCTCAAAATTGAGCCCATTAATTGTCCATTCTCTTGTCTAGCCGGTTCCACCTCTGGAACTGGATAGTTCAGGTCTTGCTCATATAAGACCGAACGAAGAGTTGCCGCTTCCTCGCCATCAATATCTAACCTCTTCAGGAGGCTTTCGAACAGGATCTTAGTGCAATTGATATTAATACCATCAGTTGCTGCGGAGTAATCTCCGGAGACCCATTGGTCAAACTTAGGGAATCTTTCAAGAGACTCCGAGTTGACCCACTCCAGATCGGACTTGTCCATTGTCTTGCCCGTAAGGGTAAAACATTCAAATTTCTGGAGGTAGTTCCAAAGGTACTTTTGTAAGTACTTAGATGTCCACATACGATATGATGGACCTTTGGTGATAAGGCGAACCTTCAAGGGTTCGAGGATAGCAGCGACCATGACTGAAGTACTCTCTTTAGAAGCCTCAAATAGAGCTTCTTTAAAGGAGGGGCAAGGTTGTCCATAGACTGTCTTCACGACACCGGGTCGAACTTCTTCCATACGGATGAGTTCCTCGGTCAGGAGTGTGCCCTCGGCTCTAATATGAGCTCGGGCTCCTCCAGCACCTCGGCTATTTTCCCAGCTAGCAGATACGGAAGATTCGTATAAACGATCCTTCTTGATCTTAGGGAGCTTAATCGTGTCAAACATTGACTCGACATAACGCTCGAAGCTAACTAAGTAACCGGGTGGTGTGATTGGGGGAGGCGTGGTAAGCTGTTTTCTATGCTTAACATACGCTCCCAGGACAGTCTCTTCTGAGACAACTGCGCAACCTCTCTTTATTCCTTGTAGCCACCCGAACCATAAACGTTCGGTGTGTGGAGTGTGACTAAC